AAGGTAATGAATACAGAAAATATCACTTTTGAAATGACTGATGCTTTATCTGCTTGTGTATTAATTTCTGATTTTAAATACTTGATTATGCCAATAAAGGAGGTTAAATAATGGCATGGTTACAGGTAAGAATTAAGGACGATTTAAAAGATAAATTTAAACAAAAATGTGATGAAAATAAAACAAATATAAGCAAAAAAATTAGAGAGTGGATAGAAATGTATTTAAGTGGGAATAAATAATTCCCACTTTTTTTGTATTGACAAATTTTAAACAAAGTGCTATTATTTAGCATGTAATAGTTAATTAATAAGAGAGGTTAAATTATGATGAAAGTGTCTTTAGAAGATGAATTTTCTCAAGCAAAAGCGCAACACAAATACGCTGTATTGAAAGCAAAAATGATTGCTTACTATCAAGCAGTAGATGAAGGTAAAATAAACCTTCCTGATTTTTTAAGAAGCAATTCTCCAGAAAAAAGAGCAGATAATGACATTCAAAATATTCTTGCTAGTGATGATGGATTAAAAAAGTTTAATGAATTATATGAAATAGCATGGAATAGTGTAGCTGATATTATGCCATAATAAGAGGAGATAAAAATGTTAGATATGAATTTATTATACGGACAGAATGAAGCATTAAAAAATCAAAATAAACAATTACAAGAAGAAATATTGATATTAAAAAATAAGGTGTTAGAATTAAAAAATGAAATTTGTATTTTGCGACAAGAGCGACTTAGAAACAAATATAATAACAAATGTATTGCAAACAGAAAAGATACCATACAAAGTTAAAAGTAAAAAAGTCCATTGCTATTTTTTTGATGAAGAAGAAGATGAAGATAATGAATGTATGGTTCGAGTTGCTAATGTATATGACATATTTGTAAATACTGATTTAGAACATTATGATTTTGTAAAAACTATAGCAGAAAATGAAATAAGAAAAATAGTAAAATTAGAAATTTGTTACATGAAACAAGCGAGGAGAAGATATGTTCAACGAGTACATAAGAAAAGTATTGCCAATACCAATAATAGAGATAAAAGCGAGTGAAGATGGATATAAATATCTTATAACTACATATACTTCTGTTATTGATGAATACGGAGCTAAAAAAGATGTAATTAATAGAGTAAAGAAAAATAAAAGATTTAAAAGTATAAGCGATTGGTGGTTTAAAGAAAAAGATACTTATTATAAAGAAGCCATAGTAGAAATGATGAGGAGATAAGAAGAAAGGATATGAAATTCATATCCTTTTTGTTTGATGAAAGCGAGAGAATAATTATTTATATAATTATTCTTTTTTTTGTTCAATTAGTGCAATTCTTTCAAAAAGTAAATTTACATCATCTCTTATTTCTTTTACCATAACTTCTAAGTGATGGATTTCTTTTTCGTGTTGAGGAGTAAATTCTACTCTAACAACTTCATTGTGCATATCTTTCATTTTTGTTGTTGTGTCTTGATGTTCTTCTACGTGTGTTTTAAATTGAAAATTCTGACTATCTTTATCTTTAAAATTAATTAATACTGATTTCGCTGAACAAATTAAAATTATTGCTACAATACCTATTGTTATAAATAACATTGGATAAAATAATTTTACAGTAAACAAATCTATCATTTAGTTTCTCCATATTTTCTTTGCCATTTTATTGTTGGCTCATCTGGTGAATGTGGATTAAAATCAAATCTGAATTTGATTTTATTTTGTTGGTTATCTGAAAATTCCTTCTCAATAATATTCTGAAGCTCTTTTTCAGTTATTTTTTTAGTGGTTTTTTTCTTTGTCTTTTTAGAAAAAACTCTAGCCATAATTTCATATTATCATACTTGACTATATTACGCAATATATGATATTATTCTTATATAGCATAAACAACTCCATATTGACATAATGTACGTATAAGAAACACAAACATCAGCGAGATTGCCTTACCTCCGATAACCTTAACTATTACAAGGTATCTCGCTTCCTTTTAAAAATAATATTGCTATTTATATAGTCTAAATCCTTGTAATAAAATGCAACTCAATTAATGAGTTGCTTTTTTTGGAAATAGTGAGGAGAGAGATATTATTTTTCTTCTTTTTCACGATTATATTTAATACGTTTTTTAGCATTTTTATAAGCACGTTCACTAGGGTCGCCACAATAATCAGAATCTTCAAGATAATTACGTGCCATCTTTAAATAATATGTAGTGTCAGTAAAGATATTGCAATAATCAGACCATAACATATTACATACATACGCAAAATCATGGACATAATAGTCTTTGTCATCAAAATCTATTCCAGAAGCACGTTTAATATCTTCTACAGACCATTTTGCTCCTGTACCTTTATCATCAACCCATTTTAAATAGCTAATAGCTTCTTCATACATTGCCACATCTACAATATGACAACCGTATTCAAGTTTAAGCATATATTCAGCAAAATTTTCTGGCATATCCTCACGCCATTCTTCTACAATTTCTTTGGCAAAATGAGGATTTTCACTTAATTTGCGTTTATATATTTCATCAGCTTTTTTTAAATCATACATTTTTATTTATCCTTTCTAATCTTTCGATTATTTCTTTATTTTGTTGAATGATTATTTCATTCTGTTTTAATGCTGTATCTAAATATGTTTCATCTTGGTTTCTTAATTCTTCAAGTAATTTATCATTACTAGCTTCGTTTATTAATAAAATAAATGAGGCAATTTGTAATAAATTGGCTAATGTTGATAAATTTTCATAATTATTTTTAGCAAACATTACGGGGTAGTAACCAAAATTACATACGGTTCAGGAGTTTCAGCTTCACTATCTGCTATATAATAACCAAAAGCACGCTTAGGAACTCTATCTGATTTTATTTGTTGCCCAAATTTATTTTTTAATGGAATATTAGAAACTCCATTAATTTCAACAAAAGTCGGCACAGGAGCAAAAGTAATGTTATCTCTAACTGTTACAGGACAACGAAAAATAAATATATCACCATCACCAACATTAGTTGAACTGGTTACTGTTAATGTTAATGATGTACCAGCTACATAAGAAGCTGTTTCTACAATATGCAAATACGGACTTAATGCCATTTTATTACCTACTTTCTTATAAATTTATTTACTATATTTAGAACAGATAAGAGGTTTTTAAGCCTCTTATCTGTGTTACACCATTATGCAAATGGTGTAAATGGAGCAATACCAGGTGCAAAAGGAGGTACACCAGCAGTATAAACTGTTGCTTGAGGGTATCTAACCACGCCAGCAACCGCACTTTGCAACTGCAAAGCGGAAATTTGCTGTTGGAGAGCCTCGATTTTGTTTTGTGATAACGCTTCTAGGATTTTAGAGGTGTTCATCGCATTATTGTAATTTACACCATCTATTGCTCTTTGGGTTTCACAACAACATTGTTGGATTCTGTCATTTATGGAAGTTTCCATATTAGCAACTTGTCCAATTTGTTGGCTAAGAGCCATTTGAATGTCTTTAGCAACATTAATGTTGTCATATTTAGCTTGGTTTACTGCTGCTACTGTTTGTGAAGTACCTGCTGTAATAGCTGCTAATGCTTCTCTTTGGTTAGCTACTGTGTTTTGGTTATCAAAACCACGTTGTACTTCATTAGAAGTAGCACTACCGCCAAACATACCACCATTGTTGAATAGGAAAAAGCCAAAGAACAATAAAATCCATATCCAAGAGCTTGTTCCCCCTAAGCCACCATTTAATAAAGCGGCTGTACCTAAAGTTGAGTCCATGTCTGCCATGAGATTTTCTCCTTTATTTTTAACTACTACCTCTCGTATATTTCAACGGTCAAAATGTTCTCACCTTTTAGGTGGTTTATCTTATCAATCCGAATTGATGTGCCATATTAAGAATATTTTGCACATTTATTCCTTGTGCATTAAATTTATTCGTGAAATATTGCACGATTTCTTGTTGATTTTTACCTTCAATTTCTTTTTTAAATGCTTGGTATTGTGGATTGTTCCCAAACATAGCATCCATTTGTGCTGTTGGATTACCTGAATTTGATAATACTTGTAACATCTGCATTATTTTAGGATTATTGAATATTTGTAATAGATTCATTATCTTTTACTCCTTTTTTCAGTTTCTTCTATAACTTCAGGTGTTAAAAGTTTTTTAATATCATCTAATTTATGGTCTAAAGATTTGAAACTTTCTAAATATGGATTAGTTTCAGGTTGTGCAGTTTCAACAACTAATTTATAAGTTTTTACTGGAGCTGCACCTGTATTGTCATACTGTTTTAAATAAATTTCTTCAGTAGCTTTATTGTAAAAGAATAAAGGTTTGCCTGTAACATCAGGTTTTGTTGCTATTGCTTCTGCTATATCAGACACGTAAGTTGTAGTTAATGTTGGTAATGGCTGTGTGTATTGTTGCAAATTAGCATAATTAGGTTGCCAAGTGTTCGGTGTATAACCATTTGTGTAATTCATCATAATAAAATCTCCCTAATAAAAAACCCTTATTTCAAATTAAGTATAAGGGTAAAAGTGAGTGTTTAGTTTATAAAATGACTATTATTTGTTTATATATTGACTATGATTTAACAAAAATTCAGTAATTAAATATTTATTTCTTTCTAAAATTTTTTTAATTCTATTATTGATTGTTGGTTTAGCATATCCCATTCTTACGCCAATAGCTTTATCACTTAATTTACGAATGAAAGCATAAAAAAAAGACCAATAATCAATATTTAAACCTTCAAAATTAACTTCTTCATTCCAATATAATTTGTCAATCAATTCTTTTTCTATAAAATATGGTTGACATTCTTTAAGTTTATTTCTTATGTCCTTCAATTCCATTGAATATTCCTGAATATTGTAGTAATATTTCCAATTTTGTTTTAATTTCAATTAACATTGCTTCAAAATTAGCTATATTTTTTTCGCTTTTTTCGACATCATCTTTAACTTTTTTTAAGTCATCTTTTATATTTTGGATTTCAACAGCTTGAGCATCAATTTTGGAATTAAGAGAACTTTTATATTCTCCTGCCTTTACAAATAATGCAATTAAGCCACCTATAAATCCTATTATCCCTAATATGTGTCCAATATTTTCCATATTTTTATTATACAATAAAAAACCTCTAAAAGAGGTTTTTAAAAAACGAGGAATTACATGAAATGAAGAAAAACATATACTAACTATGATTATAGTACCATAAAACTTTATTTCTAATATAATTACCTATATCATCTTTGTCAATATGTAATTGATGGGGCAAGCAAGTTATGTCAATTTTACCTGCGCTTGAAGTTTTGGGATTTTTCTTTCCAAATTCATAATGTGTCATTATTGTATTAGATGTAATTGGAATATTGTATTTTTTACATAATTCTGCAACTTTTTTACATCCTGCTTCAAATTGTTTAGCAGTAATTGGATATAAACCAAGATGAAATCTTGATACATAACCATACATACCAGCAAAAGCAACGCCAATAGAGCCTGTATTGCCACCACCAGTATGTGCCGCATAAACGCCATCTAAGCAATTTTCATTGTCTTGTACAGAATATACTCCATTATGGCATTCACCTTTATCATCAATAATGAAATGATAATGCAATAAATCTGTTTGATTTGGTTTATATGTACCTGCTGTACATTCACCAATGGATAATAACTCTTTTTATGTTACCACCCATTTTTACATCACCTCCTTATATAATTTATTTTGCATATCTAATCGCCATTTTATTGCTTCTTCTTTTGTCTTAAAATCTTTTGAATATCTTTTTTTATTTTTGGTTATATTTGCAACCCAAAATTCTTTTAGTTTACCTCTTTGTATTCTTTTTCTAAAAAACACGCCTGTTTGTTCTGTTTTTTTGCTTCTTAGTATTCTTTTCATTTTTTCAACCTCTTTTCTGCTTTAATTATCCATTCTTCGACTTTAATTATCGGTGGTTCGTATTCACAACCACATTTAAAGCATTTGCATTTGTCGTATTGCGTTTCAGAGTACCATATATCTAAGCAATTAGGGCATTTATAGAAGTACATTTGTTTTTTCCTTTTTTTATATTATAATACAAATGGACTAGGTTCGCTACCGAAAAGGTAAGACTTCCGATTACCCTGTCCATCTTTAATAGTTCGGAAGCACTTACGGAAGGAGTATTTTTTATGATTAAATTAAAATGTAGTCAGTGCGGTAAAGAAATTTTAAGATACCCCAGCCAAATTCATCCTTTGTGTTTTTGTTCTAAGGAATGTCGTGCCTTATATTATAGGCAAAAAGACACAATTTATTATGAGAATAATTACGCTTATATTATTTTAAATAAAAATAATATTACAAAAAAAATATTATTTGATACAGAAGATGTAGAAAAAATTTTAAAATTTAAGTGGCATTTACATTATAATAAACATACTGATAGGTATGATGTTTGTACTAATGTGCCAGGTAAACATTCAAATAAGAGAAGATACTTAAATCAAGCACGATATATTATGGATTGCCCTAATAATTTATGTATAGACCATATAAACAGAAATCCATTAGATAACCGAAAACAAAATTTAAGAATTTGCACTCATTTTACAAATAATCTAAATAAAGGAAATAACAAAAGTGGATGTGTTGGTGTTTGTTGGGATAAAAATCGCAATAAATGGCATGTTATGTTTAAAGAAAAAAATTTAGGAAGGTATGATAATTTTGAAGAAGCAGTTAAAGTAAGAAAAGATGCAGAAATAACATATTTACTTAATTGTTAATTTTGTATATATAGAATTCAAATCAAAAGTTTCAGCTTTTGATAAATACCATCCAACATTAAAGAAAACACCTGCCCTTAAAATGTTTGCTCTTATTGGAGAGATACAGCCTGTAGCAACTAACATCCTTTTAAACATATTATCTGTATCTGTTTTAGACATTGGCATCAATTCAAGATATTTTATGGGTATATCCTCGCAAATAATAATACCATTTTTACCTTTTAATAAACCTTTTTGCCTTAATTGAGTTAAAGACAAATTTACTTTAATTTTTTGTTTATATTGGCAAATAATATCGTGTTGATGAGAAGGTCGTACATCCCATTGTGATTTTCCCCCACCCAACCAAGCAATCCAATTAGGTATGGTGTAATTATCTGTTATGTAATAACGAGGTACAAGCGATATAGTACCATCTGCATCCATATATAACTCATTATCCAATAACATCCACAAACCATCTTTAGATGTTTGTTCAAGACGTGATTTTCCTGTTAAAAATACACCTTTATCCATTATTTACTCCTTATAAAAGGGCGGACTATTTGTCCACCCTCTATGACAAGTAATTACCTGTCTGATAGGTTTAACACCTATCGTGGTAGACCTAGAGCTTGCGCCCAGTCTTACAATACTCCTAATTTTTTAAAAGTATCAGTTATTGCGTTTATATAAATTTGCATATATTTAATTCCTTCAAACTGCTTAATATATGCTTCCGCTTGCTCTTTTGTTACGCAGTCTTTTAACGGTTTGCATCCCCTTTTTGCATTTTTGTCGGCAGAAGCAAGGACTAAGTTCCCTAATTCTGTTTTACCACCTTTTGAAGTGGGGATAAGATGTTCAAGGCTTAGCGTTTCCTTCGTCAGAACATCCCCGTACAAGCCTTTGGTTACGGATTTTAACCGTCCTGATAGCCACAAGGTTTTTAGAGGACTTCTGTAACCATTAAAAGTTACTATCACTTCAATGCCTTTTTAATATCTGCGATGAGTTCTTTTATTTCAGGCGCAAGTTTAGCGAGCGCATCTAATTCTTTTTTGATGTTCTCGATAATATGCTTCACTTGGTCTGATAATTCGCCTCTTTTTTCGATTTCTTTAATAACTTTTTGAATTTTGTTAATTAGTGAGATTTTTTGAAAAATGTTCATTTCTTTACTCCTTCTTAAAAAGTCCAAGTCTAATAGAAATATATTGTGTCATCTATCACCATAACGTGCTGTGATAACCATAATAAACAGTTAAGCATTATTCTTCCTCTGGTTCAGGTGTTGGTTCTGGTTCAGGTGTAGGTGGTTCTACATCTTCCCCATTTGCTTTTCTAAAGATGTAATCAAGCATTTCAGGTGTTACACCTAATTGAGCACCCATAATATCAAGCAGAGGATTTTTACGTTGCAGTTCTACGCACAAATCCCATTCAAGCTGGGCTTGTTCACTTGTAGCGACAAGCGCTTTAAGTTGAGAATAAGTTATTCCAAGTTCTTGCAAAGCAAGAGCAAATACTCTCTTTGTTACTTGCAAATTACCTATGCGTTCTTGTTCTTGCTGCTCAATTTCTTCTTGAGTATAACCCCAAGCCTCTAAAGCATTTGCACTTTCTCTGATTTCATAACCGTTTTGATGATTTTGTTCTACAATAAAATCCATTCTCTGTTTATCAGTATATGGTTTTAGTAATTCTGCTTTTATTTCCATTATTTATACCCCTTTATAGCCTGTCACATACCAAGAATATGCGCCACCATTATTAGCTGTTGCCTGCATAGTGAAACTTGTTGTTGTTTTAGCACAAACAGTTCCATTCCATCTGTTAACCGCTTGGCTGGCGTTCGTATCAGTTGATATTACAGCAGTATTAGCATTATAATGAACAATTACAACATAATTCGAGTCTTGCATTGTTTTTAACAGAGATACACCATGAGAATTTGTTGAAGCAGTACTAGTAGTTATTCCACCTTGCTCACACCAGCCATCGCTATATACACGATACCAAGATGTGCCGTTGACATAAGTTTCAACCACATGTGGTTTTGTACAATTAGTTAGGTCAACATCCGCTTTTCCGTTCAAATCAGTAGCTATTTCGTCTATGTCCACTTGAATGTTTGTTTTTGTAGTTGTTGCGATGACAATATAATAATAACCATCTAATGAAGTTGTAATATTTGCTAAGTCGGCTATAATACCTGATTTTGCCGCTTCTGTAGAAACACCCATTGAAGGATTAGATGCCACTAATTGATACCCAGAAACCTCAGAGAGATTTGTTCCTACAGACAATCCCGCAAACTTTGTATAACCAACAAGTGCGCCAGAACTTGCAGACAAAAGTCCAAAATCTGATATACTATTATTTAGCCCTAAATTCTTTCCATTACCAACAACGGGAGCAGTAGATGAAATATCTAGGGTATAAATTTTATTACTATATTTAGGCAACCTTACGGTGTTATTAACACTATCATAGACAAATTTTCCACAAACACCGTAAGTAGTAACTGCTGTCTGCCAGTCAGCTTCACTGCAAAAATAATTAGCACTTGCATCGTATATGTCTGCAATATAATCGACAAAATCCGAATAAATACCGCCACCTTGAATTAATGCACCATCTAAAAGATGAAGTCCTGCATCAACCAATGGAATTGTACTTTGTATAATTTGACCTATTCTTTCAGATTTATCAACAGTAGTTGTTACACCTGCTATTAAATCTGTTCCTAAATATACTGTCATTTTATGCCGTCCTTTCCCAAATATTGACTAAGTATGCAGGTGGTTGTACTGTGTTAGAATTGCCATAGATAGAATTCGAACGAGAAGCGTCGATGTTTAATTGATATCTATCCCCTTGATATGAACCCCCACTATTTGAGTCCCAAAATCCACCAATAACCTGATAGTCCAAACAACCAGACCTAGAATTGTAACTACCATTTCTAAATATTATTTCTTGTGCACCACCCGTTATATTCGGCAACCCTGCTTCAACCGTATCACCAGCACTATTAGTTCCTGCACCTTGTAATACTCTATCACTTGCTACAAGTTGCCAAGTGCCTACACCTAATGCTTGTAAAGGACACGCATCCATTGTCCCTATATAAATACTCCCTACAGGATAAAGAAGCTCCAATAAGCTCAAGGTAACGTCTGTATCATCTGTGATATTGTATAATGTGTTTGCATCCTTAGTTACAATAGCATCATACTGTGCTTTTGTGCCTGTCCAAGTCTTAATTGCGTTACCACTGCGATTATCCTTTACCGCTACAGTTTGTAGTTGGTCACTTGTATTTTTAGTAATAGTAGAATTGTCTATAGCTACATTTGCATTATCTAATTCATCTATAATCTCATTTATTTTATCAACCTCGTCAAGCGGTTGAATATTGTTAGTAAGTTTAGTTATCGTCATTGATTAGACCTCTCAATTCTTCACGCAAAGCTATTGCTTCTTGTTCATAGGCTTCAATGTAATCAGTATCATTGGCTCTAATTGCCCTAATACTTTTATTATCTATTTCTGTCAGACGGGCATAGATTTCTTGAATGCGTTCTTCTTTGGCTTGTTCTTCTTCCCAATCGGGATTAATAACAATCTTGCCTCGTTTGTACATATATTGATTTATGTTATCGAATACTTCTTCTGTTATTTCGATGCAAGTAATTCCCCCACCGCTACAAGGGCATTGACCGCTACCATCAATTTTTTTATCTTTTATATAAGCATAATATCTACGCATTAGTGCCAATCCTCCTATAGGCTTTAAACCATAAGTTATAATTACCTTTGTCACTTGTTCTTTCAGTTACAGTTATTTTTCTGTTTGTGCCGATAGCTATAATTAAAGTACCTGTTGATGTTGCCGATGTAGAACTTGCCTGTCTTGCAGCGCATATAGAACATTCACTGGTTATAATTGAACTTGATACACATAAGTTTCTATAACTCCCGTTGCTTACATTAACATTTACTTGACCATATAAAAGGATTTCGTAGTTATAATTATCATTAGGTAAATAATCGGACAAATCATAGTCTACACCTGTAGTGGTTGCAGTATTTGCAATCCATTCATTTACAGCCACCCATTGCCCGTCTAAAACTTTAGTTCCTGTTGAACTTAAATTACTTAGATTGATGTCAGCTAAATTACTTGTATTTGCATTAGCTCCTGATGCAAGCACTACTATCTTATAATCTCCAGCACTTACGTTGCTTGAAGCCACAAAAGTAACAGTAATAGCGTTCGCAGAGTTAACTACAATGTTCTTCTCTATTTCCGCACCTGTTGACACATTATAAAGATTAGCAATAACGTTTGTTGTGCCTAAATTATGAGTTACCGCCCACGTTGCAACACCACTGGCAATAGTGATGGCAGGGCATTCCGCAGAGTAAGCTAGTCCGCTACTGCCACCACCTAAATTGTCAATGATTTCATTTATTTTACTGATAACTCCACCAGTTGTCGGTGTCGTTGTGATTTTATCAACCATACTATAGTCCTATTACTACTGCCTCGTAAGTTCCAGCAGATATATTGCTTGCTGATAACAACTCGATTGTTGCTACTGTTGAAGATGTTTTTACTACGCTGTTTGGAAGTACTTCTTCACCTGATGATACTTCGTAAACATGAACTCCGACTTTTGAACCAAGACTATGAGTTACCGTCCAAGTGCAAACACCGCCTGATGCTGTCAATGCTCCGTTTTGTACGCTGTATGCTCCAGCTTTGTTGCCTAAAGCCGTTGCTACTGCTTTTTCGCTTGCGATTGCGCTATCAGAAGCACTGGAAGTTGCTCTAACAGATGTTTGTATAACACCAGAAGCGAAGTCAGCAGTTTCAAGGTTACTGATTGAGTTGCCAGTACCGTTAGCATCGAATGTCTTATTAGTGAATGTCGTTGTGCTTGATGCAGTAACCATTCCGCTTGTAGCACTGGTTATTGCGCTTCTGACTGCTTTTTCTGTAGGGATAGATGTGTCTGCACCTGTTGAACCAACACTTGTAACAATAACGCCTGATTTAAAGTTTCCAGTCGCTAGGTCAGAGATTGTGTTATCGTCTGCATCTATTGTTTTATTAGTTAAGGTATCAGTACTGGAAGCTGTAATGAATGAGCTTGTGTCGATTGTTCCAGCAAGAACATCCCATTTGTAAGTTGTGCCAGTTGTATTGATACAAACTACGTTTGTTCCAGCAGGATAAGACTTGCCTGCCCCTTCAACGAAGTCAGATGTAGTTGTGAAAGCATCAGAAATGTTATATACATTCCCCTCTTCACTTGAGCCAAGTGTAGGTAATGAAGCGAACGCTACCGTACCTTTTGCCTTATATACATTAGCTATTGCATTACTGATGGCAGTTGAAACTGCTCCGCTCGTTATGAGCTTAGAACTTGAAGCTGTAACAGTTGTGTCAACTTTAGCACTGAATTTACCTGTTGTGTTGTCATAGCCTAAGTAGTTGCTTGAACCGCTGTCTATTGACAATGAAGTTAAACTTATTTTTGATGTTACAGAGTTAATATCGCTTGCTGTTACGGTTACTCCGTCCATGATGTTCAACTCTGCTGTAGAAGCTGTTATTCCGTCAAGAACGTTAACCTCTGTAGCTGTTGCAGTTACATCCGTAATTTTTGATAAGGTTAAGTTCGGGATATCGCTTGCTTGAAGGTCAGCACCAGCAGTTACAAGACCATTGGCATCATAAGTGATTTTGCACTTTGTTCCTGCTGTTACAGTGTTATCTATAGAGATAACATTTCCAGTAATATCAATGCCACTGCCTTCGGTGTAAATCATTCCTTGTGATAATGCATCTTTCCAAGTACTGCCGTTATAAATATAAAAGGTACTATCAACAGTACTAAAGTAAAATCTACCGCCTGCTAAGTTTGTTGTAGGTGCAGAGGATAAGTTTTGGAATTTAAAATTCTGTAATTCCGCTATCCCTTGACCGTTAAGATTTCCTGTTTTCATTTCTACTCCTTTATTAATTAAATGCTGCTTTACCTGCGAATGCCGATATAAACTTGATTAAGATTGTATTATTGTCAATGATGATTATTTCGTCAGGGATTTGTACTGCCCCTGAACTATCAATAACCGTTATTGACGTAATCTTATTCAAGTTATGTCTGACAAGCCATTCATCCGATGCTATGGCTTGAGTAAACACGAAATTTTTATCGCCTGAATTTATAATTAAATCAGCTTGAAGTTGGTTTTTACAAACAATCCCCTCAAACTGTAACGTGTTTCTATTTAATTCAAAATTAGCTTCATACTCTGTCATTTCTCACATCTTCCACTACTTGTGCATTAACTTTCAATAATAAAGAACCTAAGCAAGTTGTTCTGTAGGTTTCTGTTCCGTCCGAATTTGGATAATAAATCCTTAAATATACTGCATTTGTATATGCGAGTTTAACTGACTGGTCACGCAATATTGATACAGTATATGGGAACACTGGATTTTCTTCGACAAACGGTGGTAAAGAACCAACTTGCAGTTCAGCTCTAATAATATTTAAGCCGTCAGAATGTTCAGGACGATTGACTTTTATAACATCAACTAAATCATCGCCTTGAAAAAATCCCTGATTTATACAATTACAACTCATCTTCCACCTCGTTTACGTGTTCTTGATTGTTCCAAGCCGTCATAAAGGCAACATAAAATTGCCCGAACTCTTGAGCTGTCATAGCTTCGTTGAAGGTTTGATGTTCAATTAGCCATTCTTCTGTGCATTCTTCGGGTTTTGTGAAATCGGGAGCTTGATAGAATATAAGCGTATTTGCAGGAAGTGAGCCGATTATAGATACTGCATTAAATGCTGTATTAAGGCTTTCAACGGCTGAACTATAACCCTTCGGCTGTTTTCTAAACCAACCGAAAGTAGGGATTTCAAAGAATTTTTCCTTGAATAATTCTTCTCTTTTTTCTGCTTGTTCCTCATCGTAATTAGGATTTAAGACAAGCTCACTATCTTCAACAATATATTTGCCTTCTTCATAATCATTGGGCAATGGTAAGATATTGTCATAAAACCTTGTTAATGCTTGTTCGTTTTCCGCTATTAGAATATTATTATTTTGAATTGTATAATATCTCATTAGTTACCTCCTTTTAATGGATAAAAATAAGAATATGTATTCGCAGTGAAGTCAGAACCTGCTGTTACTGCAATATATAATTCATCACCTTTTGTTAATTGTACTAATATTGGTTGAGCCGTATAAGAAGCTGAACTATTGCTTACACGATAAACAATAGTATTGTTTACATATACATTTGCACCTGTTGAACCACGTAGTTGATAAGAAGAAACAAAAATCCCTGTTGCTGGTGCCGTAAATTTAGCTGTGCTGGTTGGAGTCCCAACAAATATACCACTATCATAATCAGGCATAAATCTTGATAACAACGCATTAGATAAGATTGTCGTTGTATTGCTCCCATCAGTGTCTAACTTACCATTCAAATCAGTAGCTATTTCATCAATATCAACTTCAATATCGGTTTTTGTTGAAGTTGCGATTACGATATAGTAAAGAACCTTGATTGATTGTGGTTGAACTGTGCTTGAGTTGCCGTAGATAGAAGATGACCGAGAAGCATCAAAAGTATCTTGTCCGCAAGTATCTTGGTCGTCATTTCCGTCTGTGCCACCTGTTCTAAGATTTGAACTAAATGCACCAGATGCTTCACCGCCACTTCTGCGCCAATAATCAGCTTGGAAGCAAGATGTTGTACCCGTTATATTCGGCAACCCAGCTTCTGTTAAATCACCTAAACTTGAAGGTGTTATCGTTCCCTCTGTAAAGCCAGTGATTTTAGGTAATCTTACCGTATTATTCACACTGTCATAGACAAACTTGCCACATACTCCGTAAGTTGTAACGCTTGCTTGCCAGTTAGCTTCGGTTTCAAAAATATCATTATAATTACCGCTATCAAACAAATCTGCAATATAATCAATAAAATCTTTATATGAGCCATATTGAAGCAAAGAACCGTCTAACAAGTGAAGTCCTGCATCGGTTAAAGGTATTGTTGTTTGGACTATCTCACCAATATTACGAGATGAAAAATCAATATTATTAGCATAAGTAAGCTTATTATTATTATCAACGGTAATAGTTTTACCAATAGGCAAAGCATTAATAAAATCGCATATTGTTTCACAATAATCTAGTTCTTTACCTGTTGCATCTAATTGATAGTTTAAATTATCACCACCATAAATAGCAGGAACATTAACTTCATATCCTGTAGTTTGTAAACTTGAACTAAAATTATTTTTAATTCCGCCGAATGAACGAGGGATAAGGTTTGTAGGTTTAGTCGGTTTATCCATTTATAAAAATCTCCTTATATTCTAATTATAATATAGTTAAATTACGAATACCTACACCACAACCTAAAATATTTTCAATGCTATCTCTTAATGCTTGTGTACTTGGATAAAATAAATTATCTCCATATAATGTAATATCAAGTACCATAGGTGAAACATTACTTATAACAACTTTATCAGCATTAACCATACCTTGAATAATTCTTATATTTTCATTTCTTGTGGCATGACTTGTATTATATCCTATTTTTGCTCTTATTTTTTTTCTTAAATAATTATCTTCTAAACCACCAGCTTCTATAGACGATAAACCTTGAAAGTAAAAGTTTTTCTCTAAGTTTAAATCACCTTTAGCTTTTATAACATCATTATCACTATCTCTTGTATAATCAACACCCATTACTGTTATTTTATTATTAGCATAAGAACTTACAACAGCTAAAAAAGTAGCTTTGGTATCAGAATAAACATTATCGCCAACAGTAGGAGTTTCTTCTAATGTATAAACAGTAGTTCCACTATTTGTCCATGCATAATAAGTAAAATGTCCTGTCTGGTTTACGCAAAAATATTGAGTAATATCATAAAATTGTCTTTTTGTTCCTACAAGCCAAGCGATATAATCAAGCCAAACACCTTCTGCTTTATCTACATCCATCGCATTTGATAAATAATCAACAGCATCTTCTATACTTGTAGCTCCTACAGCAAAAGCTTCACATATTTTCACATATTCAGGTATATTCCTGAATTGAGATATTGAGTATTCTAGCATTTTTTTATCTAATTCTAATGTTTCTAAACTCATTCTGCTTCTGCCACCGTTATATTATCACTTGTTACTGTTCCATACTCATAATAATCCATAGCGATTGTTTGCCCGTATGTTGCGCCACTCGCACCAGTTTTAATTTCTAAAGTATCAACATAATCTACGCCATCAACAACATTTATATATTGATAAAAATCATTAGCGACAACTCTTTCACCCATTACATAATTAAAATTATCAACTATTGCTTTTTTAACATCATTTAATACTTGAGCTAAAATATAACCTTCTTTTAAAACAATTTCAATATTAAAATAGATAGGAACATCAGTAGCTCTTGAGAATTTTATTGTTACATCTTCTCCTGATAAATCTTGTACAGTTTCAATTATATCGCCATGTAATCCAACACCATCCATAAGGTTATCGAAAATAGTATTTGCGATAGTAGTATTGCTTTCACTACTTTTTAAAACAATATGCATGCTATGTGCAGGAATATTATCAACTGTAGAGCCTGTTCTATTTTGCTTAATAGCCAAATTACTTATAGAATTATTACACAATGGCAATAAAGCGGCATACATACCACCATTTGTATTTCCACTTTTTACTGAATTTGTTGCTATCCAACGTAATCTAAATTCGCTATCATCTTCATAATCATCGCCAATATTAGTTACATTACCTGCACTATAATAAACGCCTACAATGCCATCTGGGGCATCTATAATGCTTAATAATGCACTACTATCTAAATCTATAGCACCTAATTCAATAGCAGTAAACGAGCCTACAGCTTTTCCATCATTACCTAATGTTACTTCTGTATTTAGCTCAAATATATCATCTGTAGCAGAATTTTTGAACCTAATTGAACCTACAGGACATTCAAGATTTGCTGTACCTTCAATAGTTCTTGTAACTGTTGTATATGTTGCATAATTACGAGTTAATCCAATAATAGAATACAAAGCATCTTGCCACTCGCCCTCTGCTGTATATGGGTTCATTTGTTTAGCAAGATACATCATTACATCTTCTAATGCCATACAAGTAAGACTACCTGCTGTCGCTATATTATCA